TTATTTTACCCGCATAGAATCAGCCCCTCGGCCATCCGAGGGGCTTTCTTGTACCAGTTTCGTACCAGTTTGCTCCAAAACCTCGACCGCGCTGGCGAGGTTTTGGGGTGCTAGATGGGCATATCTGAGCGTCGTCGAAATCTGCCCATGGCCGAGCAGCTCCTTGACCACCTGGAGCGACACACCGCGTTGCACGAGGTGGCTCGCGAAGGTGTGTCGAAGGTCATGGATGCGCACGTACCGGATGCCCGCCTTGCGGATCGTGCGATACCACGACTTGTTGAGATGGTTCTTGGTCACCTGCTCCCCTTCCCTCGTGGTCCACACCAACCCACCGCGCATGTAGCTCGATGCCTTCTGTACCTCGAGCGCCGCTACAGCGGCCTTGTTCAAGGGCACTTGCCTGGCCTTGTTGCTCTTTGGTGAGGTCGTGTGACCGGTGGAGTAAGAGCGATCGATGGTGATGCGCTTTCGCCTGAAGTCAATCCGATCCCACCGAAGCGCGAGAGCCTCCCCCAGTCGCGCGCCCGTGTGCACGAGAAAAGGCACGAGGGACTCGAGGTAGTACTCGGACTCGGCAGCCTCGATGAGACGCGCGAGTTCGTCTGCCTCGAGGTAGGTCCACTCGGGTGGTGGGGAGGATGGCCAATCGATCTCGATGAGCTCCTCGACAAAACCCCACCGCTTGCCCTTGCGCAATACTGACGAGATGACGGCGAGCTCGTTGCGAACGGTCTTCGCGCTCACCTCGTCGAGCCTCGAGGCGATGTAGCTGTCGAGCTCGAGGGCGCCGATCTCGTGAGCTTGCATATCCTCGAAGGCGGGCTTGATGTGTGCCTCGATCATGTAGTCGTGCCCCTTGCGCGTGGAGGGCTTGTAGTTGACGGCGGCATACTTCTCCTTCCAGAGGTCGATGAGTTTGGCGAATTCGATCGGCTCGATGTTTGAGACCTCGGGTGGGGTCTCGAGCTCGAGCTTCTTTTGGAACGCCCAATCTCGACTCTGGCGCTTGTTCGTGTGAGGGGATTGCTTGCGGAATCGCTCGCGCTTCCCTGTGACCGGATCGGTGTACCAGAAGTTGACCTGGTACCCGTTCCCTCGTGCATATAGACTGATCATTGTGTTGCTCCTTGGAATGTAGCAGACGCAATGAAGCCTCGTGGTGTGTCCTGCACCACGAGGCTCCTCTCTTTTCACCTCGCTGTCAAAGGACTCACCCTGCCTCGAGCAGGCCCTCCAGATGATCGAGGAGGGTGTCTCGGTCGATGCGGATGATGCCGTTGAGCTTCATCGCACCGGGTAGTTTGCCATCTTCGATCCAGCGATACACCGAGCTAATGCTCGCGCTGAGGATCGCGGCCGCGTCATTCACGGTTAGCCGCGCGGGCGCCTTCTCTCGGAGTTCGGCAAATGTCATCGTCTTCAAGTCTTGTTTGCTCATCTCTCTACCTCCCTTGAGCGCACCTCGAGCACATCCGGCAGCACCCGCGCGAACACGTCAGTGTTGATCGGGTCCTCGGCCTTGGCTGGTGGATCGATGGCGCGACTCAGATGGCATGCAAACGTGGTGATGTTCTCCTCGGGGAACGCCTCGAAAAACACGTCGATCTTCTCGTTGAACTCGCGCGCCGCCTGCTCGGCCTTGCCCGTGTCCTCGTCGGTCATAACGCGTGCAAACAGCTTGACGAGCTGCGCAATCTGCAATGCCTTCGTGCGATTCATCACTCTTCCTCCCTGAACACATGCTCCACAACTCTCGAGCGCCGTCTGTTTCGCTTCCTGTAGCGCTCCTCTTCCTGGCTCCGTACTCGACGAACCGCCCTCGGCGCGGTCGCCAAAACGAACAGCCAGAACGGTGGGATGAAGAGTGCGAAGCCGATGTATTTGGCGGCCTCCCATGCGTGGTGAGATGCATCCTTGAACTCTCGCCACATCCACCCGAGCTCACCCTTTGCCTTGGTGAAACACTCAGACATGCCTTGCGGCACGCGCTCGCGGCCTTCCCAGATGTGGCGGTAAGGATGTGCCCTGGCATCGTCCCAAAGCTCTTGCTCTTGTGGGGGCATTTCGCTACTCATCCTGCCACCGCCGTTTGACGCGAGGCGATGTAAAGCATCCTGAGCAGTGGCGCCTCGTCACCATGCTTGACCCAGGCGTCCGCTGCTTCGATCCACTCGAGCACGTCGGCCCTGGCGCCTTGCTCCCCGATGTGTCTGACATCCTGACGTGCGACGAGCTGCTCGAGCTTGTCCGAGACGCTCGTTCCATCTCGGTCGAAACCGAAGTACTCGAGGTAGAGGTGCGCCTTTCGCTCATCCTTCTCGAGGAAGTCGAGCCTTGCTGATCTGTCATGGAGTTGATCCTTCAAGGCACCCTCATTGATGCGCAGCACCTCGATGGTTTCCTCGAGTGTCTCGATTTTCGACGCCTTGCTCGCATCGGCGAAGGCCGCCTCGATCAACTTGCACATGTCGTCTGTGCCAAGCTCCTCACTGGTCAAAGCTGTGTGGCTCTCAAGGACCTTGGAGATCTCCTCCAACGCCTCCTCCGCCTGAGTGATCTCCTGGCGCTGCTTCTTGAGTGCGCGTTGGAGCTCGTCGATCCTTGCCTCCTTGTCAGCGAGGCTCACCTCGAGTGAGACAACCTCAGACACCTTCTTCGGCAAGGGGGCGTTTGGTGGGATATGCAGCATCTCTGTTGGTTCCTCGGTTGCGCTCGCGCCCCAGCCGAGCTGTTCTTTGTGGGTGAGCTTCTTGAACGTGTAGCCAGGCGTGATGCGGTAGACCGTCTTTGTCCTGAGATCGAAGTCTTCCTCGACCTTGTCGACATCCTCGCTCTCGTAGTGTGCCCATTGCGGGTGGGTGCTCTGTGCTCGCCGATGCAGTGAGTTCAGCGATGGCGCCTTGGGTTGCCTGCTAAGGCTGGCGAGCGGTTGCCAATCGTTCATGGTGCGCGGCGCTGGCTTGTTGGAGGCCGCTGCCTCCTCTTTCTTCTCCTCCATCTCGGCTCCTTCGCTACGTGGTGCATTGTTGGCGCTCAGGTGCTCCTCGAGCATCTTGACGTGGGTCGATATAAATCTGGTGTTGGTCTTCTCTTTGGTCGCGAGCTCGTCCACAGGCACGCCCGAATCCAGTTGGTTTTTCCATGCCCAGACTCGGCGCATGGATGGCGCGTCCTTCCTGATGTTTCTCCCGGCCCAAACCACCGGTGCGTCGAGGTCGACCTGTTCGGGGACTTCTTCGGGGTGCTCGCGCATCCAGGCGCATACCTGAGCTGTGGTGACGCCGTATTCTTCTGCGGCTCCATCGATCCCCCACCGCGAGCAGGCATCGAGCAGTTCGGTAACAGGTGGCGCGGTTGTCATGGCGTTGTCCTTGGCGTGAGAGGTGTTCTTGGTGGGAAGGACACCACCGTTTCTGAATCGGCGCGCGGCGCGGCGCGTGGCCGAGTAGATTTGCTTTCGAGTGAGGTCGCTGACCGCTGACTGCTCACGCGGCGTGCTGAATCCCTGGAGCTTCAAGTCGAAGATCGCCAGCAGTTCATCATCTCCTTCGAGCATCGATCTCAATCGAACCAAGGTCTCTTCTCCTTCGACGCGTCCGAGTTGGTGCGCGGGGATACTCCGTTCTTGGATGTCGATGGGAAGGTCTTCAATAAAGCGTTCGCCGCGACGGTTGAGCTTCATGAAGTAATTTCGAAGCAGGCCGTTGACCGTGCTGCCCAGGAAGTACGCCACCGACTCATGCCGCTCGCTGTCGAAGGAGGCATAGGCTGGGTCGAAGTAGCGAACGAGAGCCTCGCCCGCGATGTCTTGCGCGAGTTCCTCGTCGAATACGCCTCGACGCTGGAGCCTACGGCGCGCGAACCGCACCAGGCGCTCCGATGTTTGACGCCAGTCAACGGACACGAGCCTTCCCTCCTGTCCAATGCGCCCACAGGCGATCCCAAGCACCGCGCAAGCGCCACGACAACGGGATCCGCTGGCGCTCCTCGAGCTTGGCCTTGTTCGCCTCGGCGATGGCGGCATCGTCGAGCTTGCGGTTGTGGCGAAGGTCCCGGGCCTGGCCGCGCATGATGGCGCGCGCGGTATCGATTTGGATCGGTTGCGTGCTCACTTCCCTTCCTCCTCGGCCTTTTCGGCCTGGCGCCGCAGGTCGGTACAAGCGCCGCAGTAGTCGCGGTAGCTCCCGCCGATGTCTTCACAACTCCATCCGTAGCGGCGGAGTGCTTCGCGCGCGCTGCCAGGCGCGACCTCTCGGACATCGCGGTGGACAGCACAGTCTTGGTAGTCGCACTCGACTCTTGTGATCAGTCTGCTGGTCATCTCATTCCTCCTTCAGTCGATCCCAGGACCGCGACGATCGATGGCCTCGATTGCAGCGACTGCCACGGCGGCGACCTTCACCAGCGCGGTGCGCGAGTCGACCTCGCCACCCCACGGGATAGGCCCCATCTCGCACACGAGGATGGCGACCCACTCCTCGAGCGAGTGTGCGTCGTCGTGCACGATGTCCCACTTCTTCTCTTGCTTCTCGCGCTCGCGCCGCAGCTCCTCGAGGATCCCTCCTCGGTAGTCCTCGGGCGCGGCGAGCTCTTCTTGGTGCGCCTCGTAAACGTCGTCGAGCTTCGGCGCGAGCTCCTCATCGATGACCTTGACGAGCGCCTCATAGGCTTCGGTGCGGCCCGAGTGCGGTTCGTGTCGAGTGTCGGCAACCTTCTCGGCGGCGTGACGAAGCGCGTCGTATGCTTGTTCTGCTTTCATATCGCGAGTTCCTCCTGTCCTTGTTCGCGCAGTGCACGGCGCCTGGCCGCGGCCTTTTGCGCGCGTTGTAATCGGTTTAAATCAGATTCGGCTCTGGCTGAGCGAAGCTCAGCTGCTGCGATGCGGCTTTCGGCGATCGCCGCGCGCTCGAGCGCGAGTGCATAAAGCCTCTCGAGCTGGTCTCTTGTGAGGTGGCTGAACTGGCTCACAGCAACCCCCTCTCGGCGAAGCGGATGCGCCATCGCTCGAGTTCGTTGGGGTGCACGGTCTCGCCGTACCAACCTTGCCTCGGCATGCGGAGGTATCGGGTCTTGGCGCCGCGCCAGATGAACCAGCTCGTCGTGGTCGTGTCGGTGCCCTTGCCGCGAAAGGAGACCCTCGGGTTGGTGATCACGCGCACAGGCGCGCCCTCACCGGTCACCAGGTCAAGCCGGTTCGCGCAGGGTTCCTTGAAGGTCGTGCGGAGTAGGAAGACGCCCCACTTTACGTGAGGGAGCAGCGCGCGGATCACGTCAGCGGCGTGCATGTCGCCCACCAGATAAGGCGGGTTGGTCAAGACCACGTCTGCCTTGTGCTGACTCCAGTCGTGCTCGAGCACATCGACGAGCATGTCCACGGGCGCCAGCGGATCGATATCCGCGGTCAGGACCTCGTGACCCTCCGACTGGAGCACGCGCGCCAGCGAAAGCGCGCGGCCTGCGCACGGCTCGAGGATGCGTTGCTTGCTTCGAAGGATCCCCCAGCGCGTGAGCAACGGCCCGAGGAGCTCGGGCGGCGTGGGGTAATAGTCGAGGTCATCGCGTGCGCCGGCCTGGTAGGAGCCTTGCCCCTCGATGAGTTCGAGCTGGCTCACAACAGACCTCCCCCGAACATGTCTTGCTGCGCGTGGCGCTCGTCGTGGATCCTCGAGTACTCGGCCTCGAGTTCCTCGATGATGTGTTGGAGCTCCGCGCGGGCATCGTCGGCATCGGCGCACCGGGCGAGCGTGTCTCCATGGCAGCGGGCGGGCTTGCACACGCACCCGAGCACTTCTCCTCGAAGCTCACACACGTCATCGATCAGCCCAGATTTTTCGAGGTGGCGCGCGTGCGCCAAGAGGCACGCGACCACGTCGAGCGGATCACGGGAGGCGAGACGCGCGGGATTGCCCCACTTGCGTCCATAACCGCGCATGATGCTGACGGTGTGAGCCTCGCGATGGATGCTGACAACTTGAGTGCTCATGACTGCACCTCCTTGATCTTGACCTCGACCCTCGCGTCCTCGTTGCTCTCGCCCCAGTAGGCGTCGGGGTAGGTCACCACGAGGTCCTCGTCATAGCGATCGACCTCGACATCTTCTTCACGCACGCGGAACCCTCTCGCGTGCAACTCCTCGAGCGCTTCCTTCAGCGCCTTCTCTTCTCCCGTCACAGCAAACCTCTTCGGTTTGGCGAGCGCGCCACGAACAAACCGAGCGGCTGGCCTGGCTCGTCTTGCGGCTCGAAGTGCTCGAGGTCCTCGTCCCCGATCTGCGCCTCGAGCCAGTTGCGAAACTTCTCGGGTGGCATGGGCCGCACAATCCTCAGTATTCGGCCTAATCCCTCGTTGCCGATGCCGAGCAAATGATCGGCGCCATACTCCTCGAAGAGCTTCGCGTGCCATTGACCAAGAGCCATGGCCGGGATCTTCGCGCGTCGCTCGAGCTTGACGAGCTCAAGCACCTTGTCTTCAGCGTTGCTCATGTCGTTCTCTCGCCTTGATGTTCTGGTTCTTTTGGTTGCGCCATTGCGATGCTTCGGCGCCAACGAGCCGGCTCACATTGCGCGCTGCTCGGCACTTCATATCGACGATGCGGTAGCGCGAGGCGTGGCGTAGTGGGACGAGATCGAGGAGTTGGTAGAGCACCTCTCCTTCATCGACGAGGCACCACCGATAGCAGTTGCCTCGGTCCTGTCTTTCAAGTCGGTAGCGCACGTCCTCTCCTCTCCAACCACTGCTCGAGCCAGCTCGCGCCCGCGCGCGACTTGCTCCAAGCCAGTGGGTTCAGCCAGCGTTTCCCATCTTCTCGGCGGCCTCGCGGATGTAGCGGTCGCGAGCATCCCCCTGGTGGGATTTGAGCCGCGTCACGAGCTTCTCGAGCGCGCCGGGGCCAACCTCCTCAAGCCGATCCGTTCGACCTCCAGTGCTCGCGGTCGCGACCAGGCGCGCGAAGTCTCTGGCACGCGCGAGCGGCACGACTTCGGTGAGCAGGTCCATCACCTGGTCAGCGAGAGGTCGCGTGACCTCGAGGTCGATCTGTTCGTTGGGGTGGCTTGCTTCGGGATCCGCGCCGCCTTCACCGATGCAGAAGGTCTTGAGCAACGCGTACTTGAGCGCGCCGGTGTACGCCTTGTAGTAGGACTTGTCGCCGGCGTCCTCGCCGACACCGACCCACCGCGTGGTCAGCGAAGACTCGCCATCGGTCCACATCACCTCGAGCTCGAGCGTAGTGCGCCACTGCACGCGACCTCGTTTGTCCTCGAACTTCTCGGTCGTGTGCTCGACCACCGAAGGGATAGAGACGAGGCTGTGCCTGGCCATGATAGGGCGGAGCACATCCATGACGTCGCTGGCCTTGATATAGTCGTATCCGTGGAAGTCGTTGCGACCTTCCTTGGGCATCTCGGAGACAGCCTCCATCACCTTGGCGATGGCTTTGATGAGGGTCGGTCCCGGTTTGCTGTTGGTAGCTTCCTCGGTCATGCTGCCACCTCTTCGCTAGCGCTGAACAACTCGACCTCTTCACTGGACAGGTAGCCCCAGCAGCGGGTGCTCCCGCTCGGGAGGTTCACCCAGGCGACCCAACGACTGGGGTCGATTTCATTGCCGGGAGGCTCGACGCCGATCACGTCACCGCGTTGACCGTGATGGCCTCGGATGATGTCTCCCTCCTTCAGTTCACTCGGTTTGCGTGTCTTCATTTTTTGCTCCTTTCGAGCGCCGCGGCGTCTGCGCGCCGCGCGCGTCCATGTCCTTCGCAAAGCCAACAGGTGGTCACGCCACCTCTCCACGCGAGTTGCCCCGTACCTGGGCAAAGCGAGCAGGGAACCAGCGCGAGCGTGTCGCCGAGCACCTCTGCCTGTTCGTCACCGAGCTCCTTGCGCACGACGCGCACCACCACTGCGGGGTGCAGGTCCTCGAGCGCCTTGGCCATGTCTTTGGTTTGCCTGTGCATCATCGCTTTGACTCCAGGCGCGAGAGCATCGCGGCGGCGATGGCTCGACCGCCGTTGCTCTCGCGCACCACGCTGGGCTCGGGCTCATCGAGCTGACTCACCGATTCATCTACCCACTCTCCATCCGGGCTCCAGGTGAGCGAGCCACTCGCCGCGCGGTCACGCGGGAGCACCACGCGAACCTCACCGCTCCCACGCCCCTCGAGTTCGACCTCGAGGCGCCAGGTGTCATGCCTGACCGTGCGTGTGGTGGGAGAGATGGCTGACAACTCGACGCGCACCTGGTGCGTTTGCTCGAGCGTCAGCGCCCGCGTTCCTTCCGAGAGCAGCATCCGCAAGACGGGTTGCCCGTTGGACTGTTCGCGTCGTGGGTTCGCTGGGCAGTTCTTGGTTTTGCACGGGCCGTTGCTGCGATTGATGCAGCCGCAGCTCGGGCAGGTGGTCCAGCCCTCGAGCTCGGGTTCGGGCGGGATGTCATCGTCCATGAAGGTCACCATAACTAGAATCACCATGCAGAGTTGATATTTGCTATGTGGCGTTCATTATGTGATTATGGCGACAATATTGTTCACGTCAATAGGTTTTGGCGAGAATATTGTTCAAACGGCGGCGCTGTTGCCTATACACTGACGAGGAGGAACAAAGTGGAGGCACTTTCATTGGCTAGACCCCATCGCGAGCAAATCATCATGGCTGCCGAAGAAGACAAGACAGATGAGGCGGTTCCAGAGCAGGAACAAGAAGAGCTATTGCAAGAGTACTTGGAGGCGCTTGGCATCCAGCTCAGTCTCCAGCGCAAGTTCATGAAGATGAACCAGAAAAGCGCTGCGGCTAAAGCTGGCCTTCACCGTCGTACGGTTTCTGATCTCGAGAATGGGAACAACGGAAACCTGAAGACGATGGTGCAGTACTGCCAGGCTTTGAACATCAGCTTCGCTCTTCTTGCAGCGCGCGCTGAAAGAGAAATCGAAGCGCGTAAAGAGGGCATCATTCTCAAGTAAGGCTCGCCACCCATAGACGGATTTTCCCCGTTTATGGGGATTTTTTGCGTTCTTGACAGTTGAGTTTGGCGATAATATTGTTCATTTGGTGATTCTTTTACTCATAAGTGCGAGGCCGGGATGGAAGGTTCAACCTCTCTTGCTCAATGGTTGACAGAGGTCGCCACACAACTCGGAGAAGAAGGCGGCTGCCCTTGGCTCCAGATGGTTCTCATGAACCCACTACAACGAGACGGGATCGTCGAAGTGTCCCTGGGTGGCTTTCGTGAGAGGTGCGATGTCTTGGAGATGAGCACCATGGAGGGCTACTACCAACTTCAAGCGGCCCAGAAAGATGGGTGGATTACCGATCTTGAACGAACCAAGAAGAAGGTGTGCTTCAGGTTGAGCACGCCATGAAAAAAGCCCGTCCGGTGCTTGCGACACCGAACGGGCTTGGACCTGTCCTGTAACTCTTCAAAGGAGGACAAGCTATGAAGAATCCTACTCTACCCCTGTTGGGGGGTCAACTGGTGACAGACAAGCCTGCATGGCTCGGAAAAGAACCTCGGGGTTGGCAAGCTGCCGCGCTCGAGAAAGCCGAGGCCGCGTTGCGCCAAGGCAAACGCGGCGTGGTGCGCGCGTGTACCGGTTCGGGGAAGTCATTGCTCCAGGCCGAACTCGTGGCGCGCGCGATCGACCAGATCGGGGACGGCGAGCGCATCGTCGTGAGTGCGCCCACCCAGAAGCTCGTCGCGCAGCTCGGTGACACGATCGCCGCGCGTATCGGCGAGGACCTCGTGGGGCGCTACTATCAGTACGACAAGGAGACCCACGCGCCTGTCATCGTCACCTGCCACGCCAGCATGTTCGAGTCTGAGGTGCTGTGCCCGCAGTGCCACCCGATGAGGATGATCGCGCCGGTCAAGCTCGAGCTGGCCGAGGACGCGCTCGCGCGCGCTCGCATGAGCTTCGAGGAGGCCGCCATCGGCGGGGATCTCTCGTATTGCCGCGATGCTTTCAACCACAAGCGCGCAGTGGCTTTCGCGTCGCGCCTGACCTCGGCGCTGCTCGAGCAAAACCTGAAGGTCGCGCTCTGGCTCGCGGACGAGTGCCACAAGACCGAGTGCGATCAAGTGCTCGGGTTCGCCGAGTGGGTTCGCCCCGCGCAGACCATTGGCTTCACCGCGACGCCATGGCGCTCGAGCGAAGACGAGAGCCTCACGCTCTTCGATGACCTCATCTTCGACTATGGTCCCACTCAAGCGATCAAGGATGGCGTCGTCATCCAACCCACGATCCGCCCCTACTCGGGTGACCTTGAAGAAGTCGACGAGGTGTGCCTCGAGATGATTTCGGGCCACCTCGCGCAGTATCCAGGCCCTGGCGTGGTCTCCGCAGACTCCATCGATGACGCGGACCTCTTCGCGGATTACCTCGAAGCCTCGGGCGTGCGCGCGCGTTCCATCCACTCGCGCCTGTCTGGTGAGCAGCAAACCGAGCGCCTCGCAATGCTCGAGCGCGGCGACCTCGACTGCCTCGTCCACGTCTGCCTGCTCGCCGAGGGAGTGGATCTGCCCTGGCTCCAGTGGCTTTGCCTTCGACGCACGAGTTCCTCGCGTGTGCGCTTTGTCCAGGAAGTGGGGCGCGTGATCCGCACCTACCCTGGGAAGTCGCGCGCGTGGGTGATGGATCCCCACGACCTCTTCGGTCGCCTCTCGCTCGACTACTCCGCCGTCCTCGGTGGGGAGTCTGACCTCGAGGATGGTCCTCAAGCCGCGCTCGATAAGCTGGCCGATGAGGTCGCCGCGCTGTTCGCTGACCCCGAGGAGCGCCTCGATTGCTCGCCAAAGGCGCGATACATCCGTCGCGCCAAGGGGCTCGACGCGCTGCGCGCGTGGTTGCGTCAGCAGGCTGTTGGCCTTCGTCTGGCAGGATATGAAGAGCTGAAGGTGTCTTCGACCTCGTGGCGCACTATGGACGCGACCGAGAAACAGGTCGGCCTGGTCGAGTACCTCATCAAGTACCGCAACATGACCCAGGCCGCCGCGAAGATGAGCGAGTCCGAGCGCGTCGTGATGCGCGAGCTCGTGCTCGCCGCAGGTTCGGGTCAGCTCAATCGTGGGGATGTTTCTGACCTTATCACCATCCTCTCGGTGCTTCGCCGTGAGTCCGAGCTGCCTCGCCTCGAGGAGATCGAGGAGGTGGCCGCATGAGACGACCTGACATCTCGAAGATCCGTCGCCTCGACGCCAAGGAGGTCGCCGATCGTCTCGGCCTGCTCGACTCCGAGGTCAAGGGCACCGGGGAAGGCGCGCGCTATCGCTTCGCTGGCTATGACGGCTCGCACTGGATCGCGTTCCACGCCGATGGCAAGTGGCAAAACTTCAAGAGCGATTGGGGCGGCGACGCTCTCTCGCTCGTGCAGTCCTTCATCGCGGGCGCGCCAGACTTCAAACCGGCCCATGAACAGGAACACTTTGGTGACGCCGCCGAGCGCATCGCCGATGCCTTTGGCCTGTGGGAGACGCTCGAGCAGGCGCGCGCCGCGAGCAAGAAGCTCGCAGGCACGCCGAAGAACGACCTGTCTCGCCACGCGTTCATGCGCGACCTGGTGAGATCGCTCGAGCAAGGAGAGAAAGGCCCGCGATGGGAGGAAGCATCGAAGCTACTCGTCGCGCTCGACGTGGATCCCCACCGAGTAACCTTGTGCCCGGATGCATCGGGCACGGGCGCGCTTTGCTGGCAACCCGCTGTGCCCTGGCAAAACGAGGAATTCTCGCGTCGAGAGGAGGATGGCCACTTCGGAGGCTGGACGATCGAGCGCGCGACGGAGTGCTCGCATGACTACGCCGCACTCTCACTGCTCGTGCTCGACCTCGATGGCATCAAGGGCGCCAAGCCTGACAGGCCGAAGAGCGGGTTGATCGATCGCCTCGTGCGAGACCTCGATCGCCGCGGCCTTCCGGTCGCCGCGCACGTCTGGACGAGCTTTGGCGAGCAGGACCGCGCGAAGGCGCACCTGTACTTTCGGCCATTGCGCCGCGCGCGCTCCATCGAGGAGTGGCAGCGCTGGTGGGACATGCTCGAGCAGGCCGTGCTCGATACTGTGTCAGGTTGGGAGAGGGTCTCGGAGCAAGAGCGCGCGCTTGCCCGCGCGATGGATCGGAGCACACGCCAGATCTCTCGGCTCGTGCGTCTGCCCGGCTACGCGAAGTGGGGCTCGGAGCACGCGCCTGTTATCGAGCGCTTGGTCGAAGACGCGCGCGTGGACTTCGACACGCTCGAGGAGACGCGCGACCTCAAGCACAGCTATTGCCCCACCGACTCGAAGGAGATCGAGACCTGCATCGGCGAGTACTCCTACGTCAAGGTCACCGAGCATCGCGAGGGTGGCGAGCCCAACGTGAACCAGTTCCCGCTCGCGAAGAAGATCTGGGCGCTGGCGTCCTATGTCACGCCTGATGGCACTGACCGGGGAGTCTACCTTCGCATCGAGGACCGCGACGGCGGCGTGCGTCACGAGCCGGTTTCCCTGGGCGAGCTGGTGGACAAGTCGAGGAGGATCTCGACGGGCGCGCGTCTTCGTCGTCGCGGCGCTCAGATCTGGCCTGAGAAGGATGACAGCTTCCTCAAGGCGATCCACACCCTCCACTTTCGCGGCTACCCCAAACGCAGCGTGGAGCTCGTGAGCCGACCTGGCTGGCACGGGGAGTCGTATGTGCTCGGGAGCGAAGTGATCGGCGCGCATCGCGGCGTCCTTCCCAATGGAGCATCCATCGCCATGGCCAGGCGCGAGCGCTCGAAGGGGACGCTCGAGGACTGGAAGCGCGAGGTCCTCGGACGATGCACGACCCACCCGCTCAAGCTCGCGGTCGGCGTCTCGCTCGCGGGCGCGCTCCTCCGCAAGCTCGGCCAGCACCCCTTCGTGCTCCACGTCGCAGGGCCGAGCTCGAGCGGAAAGTCTTTGGCGCCCGAGGTCGCCTCGAGCGTCTGGAGTTCACCTGATGTCCAGGGGCTTTGCAACAGATGGGATACGACCATGGGGGCCTTCGAGGCGCTCGCGGAGATGGCCACGGACGCATGCCTTGGACTCGATGAAATGGCGCGGTGGCGTGGGTCGAAAGGAGACCTCGCTCAAGCCATCCACGCGCTCGGGGATTCAGGTGGTCGCTCGAGGCTCGAGCAGCGTGACGGCACCTACCAGCTCGGCGCGCAGCGGATCTGGTACTGCACCACGGTCTCGACGGGTGAGGTCAGGATCGAGGACCTTCTCGGCGAGGAGCTTCAGGGAGGCCACGCCGTCAGGATGCTCGACCTGTGGATCACGCGCGAAGAGATGACCGAGAGCAGGGAGCACACCCGCCAACTTCGACGCGCGTGTCAGCTCTACCACGGCACCGCCGCGCGCGCCTGGGTCGAGGCGCTCACCAAGATCGACTGGCAAGGGGTCCACGACCTGGTGGGCAGGATCGGCGACGGCCTGTCTGCTTCGCTCCCCGAGGATGATGGAGAAGCCCGCCGGGTCATCGACATCATCGCGCTCATCACCATCGCGCTGAGGATCGCCTTCGAGTGTGGCCTGACCCCATGGGACGCAAACGTGCGCCAGGAGCTCGCGGTGTGGGCAGTGGACCGCGTGGTCGTCGAGCGCGTGCGGCGCGCGATGCACACACCCAATCACCGAATGCTGCGGCTGCTCTTGAGGGTCATCGACCAGGAGGAGGCGCTCGCCCCTTTCCTCCAAGGGCGCAACCTGAGCGCCCACCCGAAGGGGATGATCGGCATTCGGGAGGTGTTGGGTGACAGCTTTGGACCGGAATCGATCACAGAGAAGAGCCACCTGCTCCACACCTGCGAGGACTGGCTGCACAGCTCGGGTTTGTGCGCGAAGTCGGGCGTGGGGGCGCTGGAGTGGCTCCAGTGGTGCAAGGACAACGGGATCGTCACCGAGCACAAGCGCGTGAGCAAGGCGGGCAGGCGACGGTGGTACTGGACGATAGATCTGGAAGAGGCAGAAAACTTCTGCAATCCGATGAAACAGCCCGGCCCGGGCAGTCCGGGCAGTCACCAGGCAGAAGGCCGGGCAGGCGGAGAGGCGCATGAAATAAGGCACTGAGGACAAACTGCCCAAACTGCCCGACGGTCGGGCAGCACTCACCAACTCACACGCACGCGCACGAAGTGAGAGGAGGAGCAGTGCATTTCCACAGGACCGGGCAGTTTGGGCAGGTTACCTACTTCTACTTACTTAACTTATTGAAAAGAAAGAAGAAGAGAAGGTGGTTGAAACTGCCCGGTGGTACGAAACGGCTGGGCAGGCACCGGGCAGTTTGGGTTTTGAATGGGCGCAGACCCGCATGATAAGCGGAGAAGGGAGCCGGGCAGGTTATGGGCAGGCGATCACAACGCATAGGAAAACGCTTCGAGGAGTCGATCGAGCTCGAGGATCACGGGTGGCCCGTGCTCTTCAAGGTGCCGACGGAGCGCACCAAGGCCGGCAAGGAGACGAAGAAGCGTTGGCTCGACTTCGCGGGCTGCCTCCCTGGTGGGAGATTCCTCACCTTCGACGCGAAGTGGATCGGCGTGACAGACCGCGTGCAGCGCTCGACGCTCAAGCCACACCAGCGCGCGTGGGCTGACGAGGCCCTCGCGGCTGGTGGGGTGGTGTTCGTGTACGTGGGCGCGGTGGATGCGCAGGGGCAGCTCGGTCGCTACATCGTGCCGTGGGCGCGCCTGCGCGAGGTGGGTTCAGCGCTTCTGGAACCGTGGCGAGTAGAAGGACTGTCGGAACTGTCGCTCTTTGAGGATGAGTTCGACGACTTGGAGGTCGCCAGGTGATGGAGATGGTCGATTTGCAAGATGACGTGCGCGCTCAAGAAGTATTCCGTCGCAATAGAACTCGAGATGGTCGAGAAAGTGCGCGAGGTGCTCGATCTGACGCCACATTAGCGTTACGTCAGGCCAGAAGTGATGACCATAGGTGGACCAGCCTGTTGTCGATTCGACGCGCACTGCTGTGTCAACAGTCATTGCTGCGCGCATGTCTACCGCGCCGATCGTGGCTGCTTGATCATAGAGATCGAGAGAGTGATAAATTGTGGGGCTTGGCATGGGTGATGAACCTCGTTTTTGGTCGCGATACGACCGTCGAGGATGTATCCCCCATTGATTTTCCACAGGTTTCTGTGGATACTCATGGTGCCTGTGAGGGATCCCACTCGACGGTCGTATTGCGATTGTTGGGTAAGGTGAAATCGCAACCTTGGTCGCTGCGGAATGCCACTTCTGCAGCGACCTTTTTTGTGGAAACACTGAACGCATGTAAATGCTCACTTGTTCAGTGTTGTGTGTTCAAGTTAAAGTGTCTCTTGAGAGATCGCAAGATAGATCTCTTAAACCAAGAGGTCGCTGTCCTGTGGCATTGGTCAGCGGCCCCTCACAGGTATGGAGAGACATATGAGACACGAACTGCACTTGTTGCAGGAGCATCGGGAGGAGTATCCCGAGCTCGTGCACGTCGCCGAACACTTCATCATTCTGGCTACACTCGCGGGGGGACCTCGGACGGTCTACGACCTTTCGGTCGTGACGGGCGAGACCTTGCAGGAGACGCACCGCGCCATCGGGTTGCTCGAGCGCGAGGGCCGCGTCAAGAGGATCACTGCGTCCGATGGTCGCCGTCTCATCGCAAGGGAGGGCTGAGCCATGAACAGGATGAAAGAGACCGCGATGGTGCGCTTGATTCGCATCCTCGAGGGAGAGGAGCTCGGCGACCCACAGGACTGGCGCGACATCTCGGAGATCGAGTTCGAGGAGGTGCGCGACACGCTGAATGTGGACGATGCACGCTTGCGACGCTTCGAGCGCGGCGTGGAGGACCTCAAACTCCCGGCCTGGGAGATCGCGCTCGCGTACGACTGCCCGCTCTGGGCGATCCGCGAGTGGCGCGCGGCGTGCTTTGGCGTGCTCGAGCAGGAGCAACGCAGGGCCGCGTAAACCAACCATACAATCCAATCACTGAGGCCAGGCTGTCACATCGACGGTCTGGCCTTGTTGCGTTTTGAAGGAGCTGACAGATGACGGAACTGAAGAAGGTGAAGAAGTCCCTCGAGGAGATTGTAGCGAGGTCCCAAGGCTCATCGAGCGAGTACATGGCGAAGATCCAATCACTCGGGCAAGACGCGCTCGTGGAGCTCGAGCGTCACCAGCAATGGAGGCAGACGCTCTTTGAAAACGCGGTGCCTGGCGAGCTGCTCGAAAGGTTGGACGAGAACTTCACGGACGAGCTCGTGCAGCGCATCGTCGAGGGAGTGACGCTGAGCTTGAAAAAGCAGGCTGAAACCAGCGTCGTCCTCAACGTTTCATCGGGCAAGATCGCGCTTGGTGGAGACGGCGAGGATAGGCTCGGCGCCACGGCCCTCGAAGGGCTCGAGCTTACCACGGCGGACGAGGAGCACCCGAGAAGGGTCACGATCCTCATCGGCATCCCAGGCTCAGGCAAGAGCACCTGGGCGGCCAAGCAGGAAGGCGCGACGGTGGTCAACGCTGACCGCTATCACATCGGCGCCGATGGCGTGTACCGCTACAGCGTGGCCAACGCCGGCAAGGCGCACCTGTGGTGTTACCGCGCGTTCCTCGACGCGCTCGAGCGCCGCGACGAGCACATTATCGTCGACAACACGAACACCCAGAACTGGGAGCGTTCACCGTACGTCAAGCACGCGCAACTCTGCGGCTACACCGTCGAGTTCAAGCGGTTTCGCTGTCCGGTGGAGCGCGCGGCGAAGCGGAACGTGCACGGCGTGTCGCGCGAGATCATCGAGAAGATGGCCGCACGCATCGAGGAGCCGCTCTCGCGCTGGGGTGAGGTCGAGGATATCGAGGCGGTCGAGTGAGCAAGCACAAGCACAAGGTCCTCGTCGCGTCATGCATCCTGCTGGCGCTGACGCTCAAGCAAAGGAGTCAGAAGTGAAGTGGTTTCATTGGCTGGCCGTGGTGCCTTTTAAGGTAGCGGCCATCATCATCTTCGCAGCGATGTCGCTGCTGAAAGGAGCGCGAGCATGAGCAAGATCAGCAAAATCGAGGTTACCCATGACGATGATTGCGTCGTCGAAATGCTCAATCAGGGCGGCTGCTTCGACACCTACATCGATGGCGAGTTCTCGGGGTCAGACGACCTGCGCATGTGGATCATCAACCTCAAGCCTGGCTACAGCATCGAGCACATCGCCGACTCTTTCGATCTGCGACATGTGCTCGATCAGGACGGTGAAGTGCTCGGAACGATCGGGCCTGGTTCGAGATGGTTTTGCAGCCAAGCCAACGCCAACCAGTACCGCATCGATCTCGGCGAGCGACTCGCCGAAGTTTTCGTTGTCGTGCCTGCGGTATTCATCCCTTTGAACTACGGCGAGGATCGAGAAGGTCAAGATGGCTAGGATCCTCACATTCAAGCACCCCGATAACGAGCCGCACGCCTATGGCTGGCTCGCGTGCACGAGCTGCGGGTTCGTTTCGATTCACACCTGGCCAGCGGAGCTCGAACTCTGTGACCTCGAATGCGGTGAGTGTGGCGAGTTCGGGCACGCCGAGGTCTGGAACCGCGACACGCTGCTCCCCATGAACGAGGAGTGGCGCGCCGAGCTCCAGGCCGAGGGCGTCAGGGGAGAAGACGAGTGAGCACACCACCACTCGAGATCACGGCCCATGCACTGCTGCGCTACTTGCAGCGCCACTACGGCTGCAAGGTCGATGAGTTGAAGGTGCTCGAGCAGATGGCGGAGACGTACGGGCTGGACCTCGAGGAGGTGTATGCAGAGTTCGAAGCGCTGATCCCTTCAGGGGCAGCGCGCGTCCTCGGCAACGGCAAGTACCCCGCTGGGTATGGCCGCATCGTTGTGAAGAACAACACGGTACTCACTTACCTCGAAGAGTAAGCGCCCGGCACGACCAAGAAGAACACGCCAGGGAGACCAGGACCGGCGGGCGCCAATCTGAGACCAATTGGACACAAGGAAGTTAGACGTGGGCAGGAAAACCAAACACAACCCTCTCGAACTCGACTTCGCGCCGATGACCTCCGTCGAGGTTCGCGCCTATCGCCGCTCGTTTTGGTCCTCGTTGCGCGAACTCGCGCGGCATCCTCGCTGGCCTTGTTCACATCCATCCGTCGCCGACATGGCGCGCCGCTTCGGTGTTCATGAGCAGGCGTGGTTGGATTGGGAGCGAGACGGCGTCAGCGGCGCCTGGGCCGCTCTCCTACGAATCTACCGTGACGAACAGCGCGAGGTGAGGCCGATTGATGCTTGCATCGAAGAACTCGAGGGGCTGAAAGATCTCGCTGGTGACTGGTCCGAGCTCGCGCGCTGGCTTGACGTGGATCGTCGTACCATTAGCAAGTGGAGAGAGGCTGGCGCCGTGCCTTCTCGGTTTGGTTATGGTCGCCTGGTCAAGCTCTGTTATGAGGACATGGTGGGATGAGCAACGAGGGGCAACAAAACGGCTGTGAAAAGGCTGTCTGGGAACGAATGGATGGTGAGACAAATTCGGCTTACCGAGCCTTCTGTATCTACCGCTCTATGCCGCCCGGAGAGCGCTCGGTCAAGGCCGCATATGCCCTCTACTCCGGCAAACCCCACGACTGGTCTGGCAACACGCCAGGCTACTTCAACGCTTGGTCCTCGGACAATGGTTGGGTCTATCGCTCCGGTGAGTACGACGAACACATCGAGCTCGAAGCTGTAGCGCGTGACTTCGAGGAGCATGTCGATCAGCTGCAACGCTACCGGGCTCGAGCACTTCAATGGGCTGAGCGTGCTGACGCGGTTGGCTATGACATCCTCGAGCGCATCGAGGAAGCCATGGATGGTCTCGAAGTCACCACTGCCCAGGACGCTTCTCGGCTCGCGAGAGCCGCGCGTGAACTGATCGACTCGGCGAGCGCGGCCAGAGCCCAGGCTCTCAGCGTGGAGGAGCTCCTCGATGCGCTCGATCGCGAATAAGGTCCATCTTCGAGCTCGAGAGCGCCTTGCCGCGGCGACCCCACTTCGCGGCCGTTTGATCAGGGTCGGGAAGAGCTACTCGAGCTTTCCTGGGCTCGAGCAATTCGAACGTGAGCACCTTGACTGGTGGAAGCCTCACGCCAAGCAGGAGCTGCTCCACAGCAAGATCGACGTGCGATACCTCGCGGCGATTGCAGGCCGCCGTGGTGGCAAGACTGCTTGGGGCGGCAACGAGTTTTGTCGTCGGGTGGCGAGGGATTACGAGGAGTTCAAGGCGACCGGAGGGACTTGGGAGCCTCCGTCCAAGATCACCAAAGACACCGAGCCGGCGCTCCATTACTGGGTCGTGGCGCCAACCTATGACCTCGCTATCTACCCCACCCAGGCGATTTTCAAAGCCCTTGGCGGTCAGGACTCTGATCTGATCTTGAGTTATACCCCGAGCCGCGGTGGTGGTGAGCTGTGGCTTGTTGGCGGCATCAAGATCGAGATCAAGAGCGCCGAATATCCCAAGCGCCTAGTGGGGTCTGGCTTGCGTGGCGTGTGGATCGATGAGGCGGCGCGCATCAAGTCCGATGTCTGGGATGACAACCTCAGCGCGACGCTTAATGACAAGCAAGGGTGGGCGCTCTTCACATCGACACCCCTCGGCCAGAACTGGCTGTACCAGGACATCTGGCAGCTCACCCAGCATGGTGTTGGTGATCCTGAGTACTTCGGCCTGAACTGGTACACCTCCGACAACACCGCGCTCCCACACCTCGCCGCAGAAATGGAGAAGGCGCGCAAGCGCCTCGCTCCTGCCGTGTTCCGCCGCAACTACATGGCCGACTTCTTCGCTTTTGTTGGCAAGGTCTTCGAATCCTTCGTCGACGATGACATGCACATCGTCGACCGGATTCCGCGTGGTGCGTTCTTGCAAACGTGGGGTGGTATCGACTGGGGTTACTCCAACCCTGGCGCGGCGATCTGCTTTGGTGCGACAGCGGCCGGCGATGTTTACGCGTGGGCCGAAGACTACACATCGAGGCTGACCGTCTCGCCTCCTCCTCAGAAGTCTTACGCGGACTGTTGGATCCAACGCTTCAAGCGACGAGACCTCCCCCATTGGTGGGCAGACCCAAGCTTGCCAGGTCACCTCCAAACCTGCCGCGAGGCAGATCTTATCGTGGGTGCAGCAGACAACGCCATCCTGCCCGGCATCGACCTGGTGACGACGCTGCTACACCCCGTTGAACTGCGTCCTGGGTTGATCCGCCCATCGTTGCGCATCCACGCCTCGTGTCGGAACCTTCGACGCGAGCTCGTGAGCTATGTCTATGACGACAAGACGGGCAAGCCAGTGAAGGAGAACGACCACGCGGTCGATGCCTTTCGATATGGGCTCTACACAGAATATCGCCGAGGCACAGGTCTTGGCGCGAAGGTCGTCGAGCTCAAGCGGGAGTTTCCCTCCATCTTTGAACAGGCTGCTTGAAAGGAGAGAGGATGCTTGAATCATCAGGCCACAGGATGCTGCGCGACGCGCTGAAGTTGACCCGCGTGCTCGGGTACACCCAACGCGAGCACCGCGCGAACCTCGCCCTGCTTTACTACTGGGGCAACCAATACAACCACCTCGCGCCTTGGGATGCTCAGGATACGCCGTTGCGCGAGAAGGCGCCATCGGTTCGCACGCGAATCAACAAGACCGCGGTCGACACCATCGTTAGCCATCTGTTTGGGGGAAAGCGTCAACCCACCTTCAAGGTCGAAGGAGACACGCGCGTCAATGACTTGCTGCAAGGGCTCGTCTCGGAGACGAGCTTGGCGTCGACCTTCCTTGGTTTGGGTCGCCTCGGTGCGCTCACCGGCACGGTGGTTCTCGGGTTTCACGCGTTCGAAGGCGAGCTTGATTGGACCGTGACCATGGGCGCGCACATCACACCTGTTTTCGGGAGAGACGATCGCCGAAGGGCTCGCGAGCTTGGCCTTGCGTTTGATGACCTCCTCGAACTCGATGAAGTCTGGAGAACCTACGCCGAGGATGCGCTCGGGAAAACCGTCGAGACATGGCACCGTCGTACGTGGACAGTCGATCGAACCATTGAATACCACCCAATCGAGGGTCCGATCCGAAGGTCCGAAGACCTCGATTGGCGTGAGGACACCGAACAATCTGTGGTCCATGGTTTGGGCTTTGTGCCCGCCGAGTGGATCGCCAACCTCCCTGTGGTCAATGACATCGATGGAGCCCCCGTGGTCGATACGCCCGAGTTCGAGCTCGAGGACGAAATCAACTACACGCTCAGCCAAACAGGCCGCGGTATCAGGTACAACCAAGAGCCCACGCTCGCGCTGATCAACGCGTCGCTCTCAAAAGCGGAGGTGATCAAGCGAGGCTCACATCACACGCTTGATATCAAGCCTGACCGTGCGCTTCCAGAGAACGTCGCGGCTGACGCGAAGCTCCTCGAGATGAATGGGAGCGGAGGTCTGCTCGCGCTCGAGTACTCACAAAAACTCGCCGACTTCTTCTATCAGTGCGCACGCGTGGTGATCCACGATCCTGACCGTGCAGGAGGCGTGCTGTCGGGTGTCGCCCTTCAACGAGTAAAAGAACCGCTGCTCGCCCTCATCGACGAGTTGCGGCCCCAATACGGTCGGGGCATCGAGCGTGCCCTCGCGAAAGCGCTCGCGGTACAGGGTCACGCAAAATACGGAACAATCAAGGTCACCGCATCGTGGCCCCAAGTCATCGAGCCCACGATCGAGGACGGTCTCACCCTCGTGACGTTCCTTCGAGAAGCGAGAGATGCGGGGTGGATCACTCGCGATACGGCTCTCCGGCGTCTCGCCCCTTATACGGGCATCGAAGATGTCGCCAAGTACGCTGAAGAACTCGACATGGAACTGGCCGACGAGGGTACGGCGCGACGCGCTGTTGATGCAAATCGAGCAGCCTCCGATCAAGCAGCTGCTGGACTGGATGAGCTTTGATGGAATTGCCCGAGGACATGTTGCGCGCAGCGTTTGCCAGCCGGCGAGAACTCGATGCTCTCGAGGCGAAGGCCCGCGCCGCCCTCGATCGTCAACTCGCGGGCGCGCTCGAGCAAGTGATCGAGGATCTCGACTCCCATGGAGTTTCTTCGCTCTTCGAACGCGGGCAACTCCGGTGGGTGCAGCTCGTTTTGCAGTCCATGCAGGCTGAAACTGACGCCGCGCTCCAGCGCGTACTGCTCCGAGCGTTGCGCGGAGGTGTGGGTCTCGGTGGCGCGCATGCTCTTGAAGAGCTCGAGGCTTGGGTTGCGAAGCGCGGTGTTGTCGCTTCTCTGAACGTCAAAGCCGCGGCGGAGTTGGCGGAGTCGCTCGTCGTCGAGCGCGTCGCGGCATCTCTCGCCTCTTGGAAGCGTGAAGGGGTGGAGCGCATGAAGCCCCACCTCGTACGAGCAATGCTCTCCAAGAGCGGCGACCGACGCGCAGCAGATGCGATCGAGGAAGCATTCCAGGCTCGCCGGTTCGCTGCAGAACGCATCGTCAGGACTGAGCTCTCTACTGCTTATCATCGCGCGCACCTGAACACGCTTGCGCAGGCGAAGCGAGATGGCTTGCCTGTTCAAAAGACTTGCGTTGCCATCTTCGATGGGCGCACCGCGCGCGACTCGCTTCCTGTCCACAACCAGGTTCGCGAACTCGAAGAAGAGTTCGAGGACGGGAAAGGGAGACGGTACCTTGCACCACCAGGACGACCCAACGATCGCGAGAAGATGGTGGCGTATCTGCCGCCTCTTTAATCCAAAGGAGATGACCCATGCCAGACCCCACCAACCAAGAAAACACGCCTCAGAATCCAACGCCAACGACGTCGCCGAATCCTGGCCCGCCTACCGTGCCGCAAAACACGCCGACGCCCCCGAGCCCAAATCCGACACCTACCAGCCCCTATAGTCCGGGCCAAGGCGCCGATGCTTCGGAAGATTTGGCTTCATTGCGGTCCGAACTCTCGGCCTTGCAGGCTCGCAATCGCGAGCTCGAGCAAGCGGATGAGCAACGCAGACAACAAGAAGAAGAGCGTCGACAGGCGGAGTTAAGCGAGCTCGAGCGCGAACGTGAGAAAGTGCAGCGGCTCGAAACGCAGCTGCAGGAGATGCAAACACGCGAGCAGCTCAGGCAGAAGCAAGACAAGTTCTGGCAAAAAGCCCTCGAAGGCGGCGCGTCACCTACCCGGCGCGCTGCCCTCCTCAGGTTGGTCGATCTGTCTGCGACCACGCTGACGGAAGGAGGGGACCTAGCTGGAGTCGAGGCCGCACTCGAGCAAGCCCGAGTCTTGGCGCCGGAGTTCTTCGGTGGCAGCGTGACGACGAATGTGACGCCCACACCAGGTGGGAAGAAACCCTCGGAGCGGACGCCGCAAGAGCCCGAGAGCGATTTCGAGCGCGGTGCGCAGCTTATGCGCAGCCACAAAGAGAACAAGGGGAACGGCAGGCAGCGAGGCCGCTCCAAAAGACTGTGATTTAACAGGAGAGCGATATGGGTCACCAGCATGTCACGAACAAGCGATACCGCAACCGCAAGCAACGACCTGCTGTGTGGCTTGATGGCCACGGCATGGACCAGATCGACTCGGTGAGTGTGAGCCCCACAAACAAGGCAGGGAACTCATACGATCAGATCCCGGAAGGTCAGGCTCTCGGGTTCGATCCCGTGCTCAACCTTAGCTACCCGATCGCGTACTCCACGACGACCGCCGATGTTACGAGCGCCAATGTGCTGCCCGTTAGCGACATCGAGCAATACACCAAAGGCGATCTCGCGCTGATCGATGGCGACTTCTTCCGACGAATCACCGCTGTCGATGATGAAGCAGAAACCATCACCGTCGACGGTGCCGCGCTCACGAAGAGCAGCGGCACGACGGTCGAGGTCGATCCCACCCGAGCCGAGGCTGAGGTCAAGACTACCGCGAGCGCGCCTGGCACTGCCACGACGACTATCGAGTTGCTCGATGGTCAGGCGGCAAACTTCCAGGTGGGCGATCTTGCTCAAATCGGTGCTCAGGGCACGAAGGTCTTCGTCTTCACGCCCACCCCCGCAGACGACGAGCAGTTCGAAATCCATGGCATTCTCAAGATGAATGGTGTGGAGACGCAGATCGACCTCGCGATCAACTCGGGGAGCGGCGCGACAGCGCAGTCCATTGTCGAAGCGCTCCAGGCATCATCCGACGCGGAGTTGCCAGCAGCGCTCGCGGTGGGCACTGAGGACGACACTGCTTTCACGCTCACGCTCACCGATCCCGGCGCCGAGTTTAGCTACACCTACACCGACAACTTGGCGCTCAGCGTCAAGGACAAGGCCACCGCAAAGGTGTCCGGTGTGGATAAGAACGCCGACACGATCACCGTCGAAGCAGACATTGCGGTGCAGGATGGTGACCTGGTCGTGTCCTCGCGCCGTGGTGGGTATGAGATCTCCACCGAGACCGTGGACATCTATGGTCATCACTACATCCCAGACAATGTCTTGGTCCCCACGCGTTCCCACGGTCGCGTGGCTGAAGAGTTTGTCCTTGGACTGACGCCATCGGTTAAGGCTGCGCTCAACGGGCTGATCAAGTTCGTCTGAGCAAAACTTCGGTCAACATCGACTGAACACCAGAACCACTGCTCTTGATGAGAGATTGACTCGATAGGAGAGACGCACCATGCCAGACACGCCTTACGAACCGGAGTTCATCGCTCCCTCCGATATGACGCCTGAGTTTTTCGCTGGCGCTGTCGATGAGACCCAGCCCCGCGCGCAGCGTATCCTCGATTTCGCCGAACGCGTCGCGCATGAATCCGAGGAGATCTCGTTCGATGTCATCATCGAGCAGTACGACGGCCCTGCGGATATTGTTGGCTTCTCCGATTCGAGCAAGCTCGTCAAGGGGATGAAGACCACCAGACAACGCATCGAGCCGTTCCACATCAAGAACAGCTACCCGTTCAAGGTCACCGACCGCAACGGGTACGTCGTCAAGCAGAACGGCATGTACATGATCACGCGCGATGGCATCGCGCACGCGACGATGTACCTCGAACAGCGT